AAGAATTGGACAGGAGATGTACACCTACAGGTATTAGACTCTGTACACAACCCTCTATCAGACAGAGACTTTAATGATCTCATGTTCTTTGCGAGAATGTGTCTCGTTGGTATTGACTTACTTAGGACAGATGAGGAATGGTCAAAGAAAGTTTATCAGATGGTTAGAAAAGAAATGGATGACGAAACGAAACCTGAAATTGTTAGTAGACACGGCAACGTAATTAGAGTAGACTTTAAATCAATGAAAGAGAAACTAAATGGGAGTTCATGATATGGCAAAATGGGAAATGAATAATTGTAAGGATAAGGATATGGTCAATAGCCCACCACACTACAACAAGTATGGTGTCGAGTGCATTGAAGCTATTCAGTCAGCTACAGGTGAAGGATACGAATATTATTTGCAGGGTAATATTATTAAGTATCTTTGGAGATACCGATACAAGAATGGTGTGCAGGACTTAGAGAAAGCACAGTGGTATCTTAGTAGACTGATAGAGATAAAGAATCAGCAAGAGACAGACTCAGGGCAACTTGATCTGCTTGAAGGACTGAGCGACTATAGTGATGGTTGTTAAAGTATATCTCACCCTTAATCTAGACAAGGATGACTACCCTGTCCCTGCTGACGGTGATCCTAGTGAAGAGATAAAACAAGCATTAGAAGAGTTTATCTATGATATTGATGGGCTAAAAGTTAAAAACATACGAATAACATTGGAGGAATAACATGAACGATTATCAAAAATTTATTGCAATATCTAGATATGCTAGATGGATAGACGAAGAGAATAGAAGAGAGACATGGGAAGAAACTGTAGATAGGTACGTATCATACATGTCACAGAAAGTTAAGGGACATCTTCCTTTGGTGCAGATAAAAGATGCTATAACTAAACTAGAAGTTATGCCGTCCATGAGAGCATTGATGACTGCAGGTTCTGCTTTGGAGAGGGACAACACAGCAGGGTACAACTGTAGCTATCTTCCTGTGGATGATCCAAAAGCTTTTGATGAAGCTATGTATATATTATTATGTGGTACAGGTGTAGGCTTTTCTGTCGAGAGACAATACGTGGATCAATTACCAGAGATACCACAGAAGTTGGATCATGTTGACACATGTATACAAGTACAGGACAGCAAAGAAGGATGGGCAAAGGCATTACGTAAGCTAATAGGACACTTGTATATGGGCGAAGTTCCTGTGTGGGACATGTCTAAGGTAAGACCTGCAGGTGCTAGGCTCAAAGTGTTTGGTGGTAGGGCTAGTGGACCTGCCCCTCTCATTGATCTATTTAATTTTACTGTAGCTTTGTTCAGACAGAATGAAGGTAAGAAGCTGTCTAGCTATGACTGTCATAATCTTATGTGTAAGGTTGGGGAAGTTGTTGTGTCTGGTGGTGTACGTAGATCAGCCATGATCAGTTTGTCTAATCTCTCTGACCAACGCATGAGACATGCCAAGTCAGGCAAGTGGTGGGAGACAACACCACAGATGGCACTATCAAATAACTCTGTTGTATATACTGACAAGCCAGATGGAGAAACATTCTTACGTGAGTGGACATCTCTTGTAGAGTCTAAGTCAGGAGAGCGTGGTATATTTAATAGGATATCTGCAAAGGAACAAGCAAAGAAGTTTGGCAGAAGAGATGCTAATCATGAGTTTGGTTGTAACCCTTGCAGTGAGATTATTCTCAGACCTTATCAGTTCTGTAATCTTACAGAGGTAGTCATACGAGAGAAGGATAAGTTTGATGACCTGAAGAGAAAGGTTATGCTTGCCACTATACTTGGCACAGCACAGGCTACACTCACTAAGTTTCCATACCTGAGAAAGATATGGCAGAACAATACGGAAGAAGAAAGACTTCTCGGTGTCAGCCTTACAGGTATTATGGATAATGAATTAACTAATGGGAGAAAACATGGACTCAGCAAAACCCTTGAAGCACTCAGAGAAATCGCAGTCGAAACAAACAAAGAATGGGCAACAATCTTTGGAATCCCCCAGAGTACAGCAATCACCTGCGTCAAGCCAAGTGGGACAGTATCACAGCTTGTGGACTCAAGCAGTGGTATCCACCCTCGTCATAGCAGTCATTATATCCGTACTGTTAGGGGGGATAGTAAAGATCCTCTTACTAACTTCATGGTAGATAGTGGTGTGCCTAGTGAGCCTGACGTTATGAAGCCTGATACAAACATGGTGTTTAGCTTTCCTATGAAGTCACCAAAGAAGTCCGTGGTGAGAAATGACATGACAGCTATTCAACAGCTAGAGATGTGGCTTCTCTACCAGAGACATTGGTGTGAGCATAAACCTTCTGTTACTATATCAGTGCGTGATAATGAATGGATGGAAGTAGGAGCATTTGTATTCAAACACTTTGACGAGATGTCAGGTGTTTCTTTCCTACCACACTCCGATCATACTTATCAGCAAGCACCCTATCAAGACTGTACAGAAGCTGTATACAATGATTTTAGCAGTAAGTTCACTCATATTGATTGGGATAAATTTAAAAGTTATGAAAAAGAAGACAACACACATTCCTCACAGACACTAGCCTGTTCAGGTGATAGCTGTGAGATTGTAGATATAGGAGCGTGACATGGGAACAGTGGTAATATATGCAACACTTCTTTTGAATGGTATGGTGAATGTTATTCAGTATAAAGCTGACACATTCAAAACAAATGAAGAGTGCATCCAGTATTTGCAGACGTACAATCTTCATATCAATAAAACGCTTGAAGAACACATAGCTAAAAAAGAGAGAGGGGCTACTGTTCTTTTTATTGGATGTTCACAGAAAAATAAATTTATACAAGAAGGAGATTTGACATGAGACACTTATCCAGAAAGGAACGTGGTCTAGGTAAGCACGATGCACCACTGAAGATACAGTGGGTGAAAGGCTACGATGCATTTATATATGGGAAGATTCGTAACCCCTATAGTTCCGACACTATGTTACATAGAGAGTGGGAACGTGGCTTTAACACAGCCTATTATGATAACATACATAGAGGACGAGATGGACTTAGAAAAAGAAGCAATGGATTTCATGGACAAAAGAAGCAGAGAACCCAAGACAATGCTAGAAGTTCTCACAGAGATGAACTACAGACTAAGAGAGTGTGAGAAAAGTTTGAGGGAGATACGAGAGGTAATAAAAGGTATAGCTACCTAGTTGCAGCTTCACCTGCTTTTACTACTCTTATCATATCTTTAGCAAGATGTCTTTTTATAGCGTCTTCTTTCTCATCATCAGTCATGTCTGCATAACCTTTGATTTCATCTAAGGCAGTCTCTTCTGTTATCACGAGAGGTTGTCTGCCATATTTCTTGACAAATCTTAGATTGCCCTGTTCTATCTCCTCAGATGTAGCTCCATTGTATTCTAGCAATGCTCTAAACTGATCTCTCTTCTGTCGCATGACCAAGGCAGTTAGCTTCTTTTCATTACCACGTATGGAGTCCACCATTTCAGTAACCTTATTGTTTACCATTTTCTTTATATAGGCTTCTTTACTTATACCAAACTGTTTACCAAACAGAGAAGCACCCCCTGCCGTAGACAGGTTCTCTCTATTCTTCTCGTAGTCTTTTGCATATCTTTTCTCTAGTCTCTTAGTTATTCTAACTATGGCAGGTAGGCTTTTAGTTATCAATCCATTCTCAAAATTCTTTATGGTAGGTATTCTAGATTTACTTTGAAGTTCAAAGTCTGTTAGCCCCAAAGATATAAGATACTTGCCTTCATCTGATTCAGCATTGAACATGGTAAGACCCAAAGTAAGTTTTTGTAGTGGTCCTCTTCTCTCTTTTCCCTCTGGTCTAAATATATCTTTACGCACAGGGGTTTCTTCTTCTTTGAATACCATTTCTCCTGCATCAAATCTATACAGGGGTCGTACAAACTCTTTGAAGAAGGGACTCGTAATCTCTGTAAATCCACCTGCTTTATTAATTAGCTCTGGATCTTTCTTTGACTCCTTGTACACAAGTCCTCTTTGCTCTAATCCTCTTTGTCCATCTAGGACCTGACCGAAAGGCTGTCCATATCTAGATAGAAACTGCCCAAATGCCTCGCCTAGTTCCTCTTGTATATACCTACCTGCTGTTAAATCTTCAGAGCTAAACAATCTTGCTGCTTCATCAATTATATTTCCACCAAGCCCAAATCTAAAGTCACTACCCCCAAATGTTTCTAGCCACTCTTTAGGATCAAATGTTTGTGTTACAGCTTCCAAGGCTGCTCCCTCAGAAAATATTTCATCTGATTCTAGATCTTTCTTTGCGTCATTATACTCATTAAATATCTTACCTAAAAATAACATTTGCCTGATAGGAAATATGGGGGACGTATCTAACTTAGTTCCATTCTCCATCTCTATAAACTTATAGTTCTGACCTACGTCATATCTACGTTTGTAGTTTGGATCTTCTTTTTTCTTTTGCTCAAACTCCTCATCGCTATCTTCT